GGTTAGCTACTATCGTAGATTACCAGCACTTGACGCTACATACTTAGTAGTACCAATCAACTATTTAATTGGTTTGTCTGATTCAAATCAACCTTATCTTACACTAACAACTAATACAGCAGAAACACCTTTGTATTTTTCTACTGCTAACTCTGTAACAAAATGTTTTGCTACATCGGCTGAAGCAGCTGCATACAATTCAACTGTAACTACAAAATACTATATTGGTAAAGAAGTATCCAATTGGCTTCGTGATGAAAACGAACGACTCCTTATCTGGGGTGCATTATATAATTTAGCATCTTATCTGTTTGACGATAGGATGGAACAACGATACGAAAAGAAATTCACTGAAAATATATTCTCTCTTAATAAAGAAGAGAAGTGGCGTAGGGCTTCCGGTGGTAATGTACAGATTAATTTCAGTACTAATGGACTCATTTAAGGAGATATAGATGGCTTATTCTTCAACTCCAGGACAAACTGGTAATCTCTCTAAAGGAGGGCAATATGATAAAACAGATGAAGTAACCGTAGTAAGTTACCAAAATCTGTCAGCTACTAGTGCTTCTAATGCCGCTGCAAGTGCGGCTCAAGCGGCTACTAGCGCAACTCAAGCGGCAAGTTCTGTAACCCAAATTGGTACATCTTTAACTGATGCCCAAGCTGCCGCCACCAGTGCTGCATCTAGTGCAACCTCTGCTGGAACATCTGCTACTAATGCCGCTACTAGTGCTACAAGTGCGGCTAATAGTGCTTCTTCAGCTACAGCTAGCGCTACTTCTGCTACTAGTTCTGCAACTAGTGCTAGCTCAAGCTTAGTTTCTGTTACTATTAAAGCTTCTGAAGCGGCTACATCCGCTACTAATGCCTCCACTAGTGCTACTAATGCAGGTACATCTGCAACCAATGCAGGTAACAGTGCAACTCAAGCGGCTAATAGTGCTACAACTGCAGCTACAAATGCGTCTAATGCCATTACTAGCGCTACTAATGCAGGTAACAGTGAGGTAAGTGCAGGTATTTCTGCAACTACTGCAACTACTAAAGCAACAGAAGCAAATACTAGCGCTAACAATGCCGCTACTTCTGCAACTACTGCAACAACCAAAGCCTCTGAAGCGGCTACCTCAGCTACAAATGCCGCTAACTCTGCAACATCAGCATCTACGTCTGCTACTAATGCGGGTACATCTGCAACGAATGCCGCTAATAGTGCAACAAGCGCTGGTGGTTCTGCAACTACTGCAACTACTAAAGCCGCAGAAGCTTCAACAAGTGCTTCTCAAGCGGCTACTAGCGCTACAAACGCAGGTAACAGCGCTACAAGTGCAGAAACTTCTGCTACTACAGCAACAAACAAAGCAGCCGAGGCAACAACCAAGGCTTCCGAAGCGGCTACCAGTGCGACTAATGCGGGTAACTCAGCTACTAGCGCAGGTACTTCAGCAACAACAGCGACAACTAAAGCTTCTGAAGCGGCTACTAGTGCGTCTAACGCTTCTGGTTCTGCGGCTACTGCGACAACTAAAGCTTCCGAAGCGGCTACTAGTGCTACAAATGCGGCTAATTCAGAAACAGCTGCTGCTACTTCCGCTACAAATGCCGCTAATAGCGCAACTCAAGCGGCTAACAGCGCTACTAATGCGGGTAACAGCGCAACTAATGCCGCTGCTTCTGCTAATACAGCAACTACAAAAGCTGGCGAAGCGGCTAACTCTGCTACTGCTGCTGCAACAAGCGCAACTAACGCGGCTAACTCTGCGGCTGGTGCGGCTACATCTGCTACAAATGCCGCAACATCAGCTACAAATGCTAATACAAGTGCTAACTCTGCTATCTCCGCACAGGCGGCTGCTGAAGCGGCTCGTGATCAAGCATTATCAGCTTTTGATAACTTCGATGATAAATATTTAGGTGAGAAAGCTACGGCACCTACTGTAGACAACGATGGTGACTCCCTAGATATTGGTGCTTTGTATTTCAATACAACAACCAATGAGATGAAAGTTTATTCAAGCTCTGGTTGGCTTAATGCTTACGCATCTTTGTCTGGTGCTTTGATTGCGGTTAATAACCTTTCTGATTTAACTAATGTTGTAACCGCAAGAACAAACCTTGGTCTTGGTAGTGCTGCAACAACTTCTTCAAGTGCTTATGCTACTGCAGCTCAAGGTGCATTAATTGACGATATCGTAGCCTCATCGAGTGAACCAATTGGTTTTACTGATAGAACTGATTCTACAATTTCTTTTAATTCAACTACACGAGTATTTACAATTACGCCTGTGTCCTCATCTTTCGAGATTTGGTGTAAAGGTGTTAAGCATACTGTATCATCTTCCCAAACAGTAACTATTCCAAATACTACTGGTTTGCATTACATTTACTATAGTAGCACAGGCACACTGTCTACTAAGATGACTTATTTTACTTGGGATTCTGATACACCAGTAGCTTACGTATATTGGAATGCAACAACAAGCCAAGATGTTTATTTTGCTGATGAACGTCATGGCACAACGTTAGATTGGGCTACACACGAATATCTACACAGAACTCGTGGTGCGGCTATTTCCAGTGGTTTTGCGGCAAGTGGGTACACTTTGTCTGGCACAGGGGCATCAGATACTCATGCACAAATTGCTATTGAAAGTGGTGTATTCTTTGATGAAGACTTAGAAGTAAGTATTGTTTCAACTGCTTCACCAGCAACAAATACTTGGCAACAAGATTTGGCTTTCCCAGCAAAAATACCTGTAATGCGTTTGAGTGGTTCTGGTGCTTGGGTAATGGAGGCTGCAACTAATTATCCTTTGAAACAAGGTACTGCACGACCACAATATAATAACTATACTGGTGGAGCATGGACAACAACAGATGTTAGTAATAATGATTTCACTTGTTCTTGGATTATTGCAACTAATAATTTAAATCATCCAGTGTTAGCTATTATTAGTCAGTCTAACCTGTCTACATTAACTAACGCCCAAAATGCAAAGTTTGAAGATTTAACTTTAACTGGTTTTCCATCATTAGAGTTTAGACCCCTCTACAAACTTATCTTCCAAGGTAGTGATAGTTACTCAAACGAACCTAATGCAAGACTTAGAGAGATATATGACTTTAGGTCTGTTCAATCGGCAGGTTCTTCTGCCGCATTAGTAAATGATCATGGTAACTTATCTGGATTGAGTGATGACGACCACGCACAGTATCTACATATTGAAAATGTAAGAACTATTTCCTCAACTGTTAAAGACAGTTTGTTAGTTAGCCAAACAGGTAACTCAGGTAAGTTCCTTAAGACAGATGGTTCAACAGCTACATGGGCTGTTCCAGATGTATCTAGTGTTACTGGTGTGTTGCCAGTTGCTAATGGTGGTACTGGTGTATCAACATCTACTGGTTCAGGTAATACTGTGTTGTCAACAAGCCCTACTCTTGTTACTCCTGTATTGGGAACACCTACAAGTGTCACATTGACAAATGCTACTGGGTTACCACTAACAACTGGTGTAACTGGAACTCTTCCAATTACCAACGGTGGTACAGGTACAACATCAACGACTTTTGTTGACTTGACAACCAATGTAGCTAATTCATTACCTATTGCTAATGGTGGTACAGGAGCAACAACTGCTGCTGGAGCCAGAACTAATCTCGGGTTAGGTACATCGGCTACTACTAACAAGAATGTTAAGATTGCTATTATTGGCGACTCATTGAGTGCTATAAACGATCTTCGCACAGAGCATTGGACAGAATATCTTAACCGTTATATCTCTCAGTTTGGTGATAAGGTTGATATTGTAGACTTTGCTAAAGGTGGATCTACATTCTACACAGTATACACTAATGCAATCTATTCAGGTAAAACAATTGTTCAAGCCGCTATTGATAGTGCGCCAGATATTGTTATTGTTTTGCTGGGTATGAACGATGCTAACTCGTCACGTACTTTATCTGAGATGCAAACAGATGCCGCTAACGTATTTAGCGCTTTGCGTTCAGGACTTCCATCGGCTAAAACACTTTATGTAAGTGAACAATTCCACGATAGTACTAACTTTACTTCTTCTACATTGAAGAATAAAGGTATTATTCCGTTCCATTGGACACTAGATTCAAGTGGTATTTTAGCTAGTTCTTACACTTCTGAAATTGCTGATACAGCAGTATCTAGCGCTACAAGAACAAAAGTTGCTAACTGGGTATCTCTTGATACCTCAATTAAAGCATTGTCAACAGTAGATGCTTACTGCACTTATAATCACTGGAAAGTATCACGTTTAGGTTTGTTCTTAACAGACGGTTTGCATCACAATGCTGAAGGCTCTTTGTTGCTTGCTAACGATATTGCTTACGGCTTAGCTGCGGCTAGCTTTAGTAGCACATTGCTACCAAACTTCTATGTAAACTCTCCACCAATTATTGGTACAAGTTCAACAGTATTTAGTACTATTCTTGCTTCTAGTAGTGATGGGTATATTCCAGCATACAATGATGATAGTAATCTTATTGCTTTAGAGTCTGGTCCTTACAGAAAGTATAATCCATTAAATTGGTTTATGCCATTTAAAGGTAAGCTTAATGTAATTACTAAACCTTCAGATATTACTGACGACAGATTCTCACCCCTTACTGTGCGTATTGAGGGTGTTGCACCCAGCACATTGATTTATGTATCAGTTAACGGTGGATCTTTTGATAGTACAACATTATATACTGATGAAAAAGGTTGTGCAGACTTTGTTAGAACAGGTAATAACCTTGGAGCTGGTACTTTTACTATTAGGGTTAAAGTTGGTACGGAGGTATATGGTCCTGTAACATTTACAGTCAATGCTAGCGTATCTGCTTACCAACCTTATAGCGCTAATTTATCTGCATGGGAAGCTAAAGCAGTTCCTACTGGGACAGTTGTAGGTACAAGTGACGCTCAGACTTTGACTAATAAGATTTATACAGAAACTGTATATAACTTAACAGGTACTAATATTACATTGGCTAATGGTTCAATGCAAGTTAAAACCTTGTCAGGTCCAGTAACCCTTACTGAATCTTTGACTGATGGTCAATCTGTTCTTTTAAGGCTTGTTAACGCATCAACGTATGCAGTAACATGGTTTACTATTACTTGGGTTAGCTCAAGTGGAAACGTAGCACCGACACTAGCAAATGATTGTCATATTGTTTTGTGGAAATCTGGTTCAGTTACATATGGAGCCTTTATTGGGAGATCAGTATGAGCCTAAACTGGAAAAAGCTTTCCGGTGTAGTCAAGCAGTGGACAACTGAGTATACTACCAGTTACACTACTGCTTGGCTTACAGCCGTTCCTACTACTATTTCTACCAATAGAAGCACAAACCAAACCACTACTACAAGTTATACTACTAGCTATAATACATCATGGTTAACTTTGAGTCCTACTTCTCAGTCTACGTCTCAACTTACTACTGTTGGATTTAACACTAGCTATAACACAACATGGTCAACGGTGGGATCTACCTCTCGAGATACTTCTCAGTTAACTTCTCATCTTACTACAACAAGTTATACCACTAGTTGGACTACATCGTGGACAACCTCCTATACCACTACAGCAACGGTGCTTAGTAGCCGATCTACGTCTCGAGTTACAAATACTTCGTGGACAACTCAGTGGTATACCGGATGGACTACTTCTGCAGCGGCTTCTAGAACAACGTCACAGGTAACCTCAGGTAGCCGATTAACTGGTTATACTACTTATTGGACAACTTACTTTAACACGTATTACCCTGCTTATAGTAGAACAACTTCTGCTGGAGCTAGTCGTTCAACAAGTTGGACTACTAATTATACCGAAAGTTGTTATCAAAGGGATAGAGGAACACCTACTTGGGAAAACTCTTCTCCGTTTTGTTCTGGCGGTTATAATAACTTTACGTTTACAACTTCTAGTTGTGGGGCTGGGTGTACTCAGTACAATATTACTGCTTATTACAGTCGGAGTACTTCTGCTACTACGTCTTGGACAACGTACTTTAATACAACAGTTCCTGGTTACAATCAAGTAACTAGTGCTGGAGCAAGTAGATACACAGAGTATTACACAGGAATTAGTTTTACTACATCGTGGACTACATCATGGACTACTTATTTTGCTACTACTGGTCCTCTTACTAGTGCTGTTACTTCGCAGAACACAACTACTACATGGACTACTCAGTGGTATTCTCAGTGGACTACTTCAAATGTAACTTCCGTAGTAACCTCAATAGGAACGTCTAATGCTACAAATACTACTTATTCAACAGGTTGGACAACAACCTTTAACACGGATAAGTTAACTACAATTGTTACAACTGTTCCTACAAGTACTACTTACGCAACAGGTTGGACAACAACTTGGAATACTGAAAAGACTACTACAGCTCTTACATCTAACTTAACGGCTCATTATACTAATACAATCTGGACTACAACGTTTAACACAACTTGGAACACAGATTATACTACATCAGTTCTCACTTCTAACTTGACTTCGAGAATTACGCAGTAATAGGAGATAAAATGTTTATTGCAAAAATAGAAAACGGTATTGCTACCGAATTTCCAATTACCGAAAAAGAATTGCGTATTCGACTTGGTAATACTTCATTACCAGCTTTGTTAACAACAGAAGTTCTTGAACCACTCGGTTACGTCATTGTGCCAGTAGGTAAAGTAGCAGACTTCCCAACAGCAACTAAAGATCTAGAAATCTTTGTTGAATCTGTTGTTAAAGAAGGTAATTCATGGAAAAGAAATTATGGTCTTAGACCAATAACAGGAGAGTCTAGAGAATCACGTTTAAATCGTAAATGGAAAGAAGTGCGAGCTAAACGAGATGAACTGCTCTCTAATTCTGATTGGCGTGTTTCAAGGTACAACCGTGAGGTTGCCCTTGGAAAGACACCAACCGACAATATAAATATGCTACATACCTACATGCAGGCTCTAGCAGATATCACGGATCAAGAGGATCCTTTCTTAATACAATATCCAGTTTACGGAGAGAATTAAAGCATGAAATATGCAAACGACTTAATGTCTAGCAAAGACACACAATACAGCAAAATAGGAGATTTTGCCACAAGAAGTAGCAGAAATAAATTTTCTGAAGAGCATGAAAACATGATACGAGATAACTCACCATACCCTATTTCGTATGATGTTACTCAAGTTCAAACAACTAACTTTTCAGAATTTACTTATACAGAATTGTTATCTGGTTTTTGGATTGCAACACAATCCCTAGATATCAACTGTAGACTACTTCAAGATGCTAGTGAAGTTAACACAAGATCAAACATTAATTTAGAAAGTATTGTTGCTGATAAATACAACTTATCAAGTGATATTTCTAAATACAAAAATGCTAAGAAGATTTGTTTTCTTCCCGGGCATAACATGTTAGATGTTGCAAGTGTTGAAATCATTGCTAGGCTAGTTCATGAGGAGGATGATGTGCTTGTTAAGCCACATCCAATTACGAATGATGAGTCGTTGAATATGCTTGCCCAAAGATTTGGTTGGAACAAAATTATTGATAGGAATGTTTCTGGTGATAGCTTGATTAAGAACTGTGATGTTGTTTATACAACTACAGCTTCAGAGATGGCTATCTCAGGAACAATTCTTGGTAAAAAGGTAGTTAATGTTTCTAACTTCTTCAATGAAGGTTCAGGCGCTTACCATCCTTTAACTCGTATCTTGTTTCAAGCGCACAAAAATTATGGTGTTGAAGAAGCTCAAAGGCTTCTCAAAAACATTTTTGCGTGTGAGTGGTCAGGTGTTGTAAGTAAAGAATCCGATATAATTGAGGAAAGAATTAAATCTTATTATTCTAAAGCTTTAGAGTATCGAGATAAATACAAATCTTTAGCCTCACCAAAAGGGAATCCCCCCAAGAAAGGTTAATCATGAGTAATATTGTTGCTCGTAGAATTGAGGAATGTAAGAAATGTCCTGAGTTAACTCTGTTTAGAACATGCAAACAGTGTGGATGCTATATGCCAGTTAAGACTAGGCTTAAATCTGCTAGCTGTCCCCTTGGTAAATGGGGTAGTCTTCCAGAACAACTTACAGAAAAAATACCTCAAATCGTTAATGCCTTAAACAACTCACCAGTTAGGAGTACAGATGATTAGTAGGTGTCTATATGGAAAGCATTAACCAAGATGTAAGCCATAATCAAATATATGAGAGGCTTCTAGCAGTAGAAGCTAAGGTAGATAAATTAGATAAGAGTACTTCAGAAGTAGTTAACGCTTTTAATGCCGCACAAGGAGCATTCATTGTTCTTGAGTGGATTGCTAAAGCAGTTAAACCAATAGTTGTTATTGGGGCTTTCTTTGGTGCTGTGTGGTTAGCTATAGATAGTAAAATTCATTTAAAATGAAATGGTTACTAGCAGCTCTGTTGCTTGTAGTATCTATAGCATCATCACAAACAATTAGGTGTTCTACAGTGGAGTTCTATGGATTAGGTATGACAATATTTAATCCATCAGAACGCCATACTGCTTTGAATAAATGGTTAGACTATAACGGTTCTAGGTGTTCTACGGAAGATCTGGTAATAATATGGAACAACCTACCCGCTTGGGCAGGTACCGCAGATAGTGCTCAGGTAAGGGCTAAGATAATTGGTTTCTATCAACAAGCTCTTGAGAGGGAAACTAAGAAATGAAAATATATACTTATGATAAATACTATCCTATAGTATACCCGTCAAACTCAGCTACTAGTCTTGATCTATATAACAAAAAATTGGAGCTGCTTAATGTTGAAAGAGAGATTCTTAGGGAAGTTAAAAGAGTTAAGAAAGCTCTTAACGAACTGGAACATGAGCTTTATCTCAGAAAAAATAAAGAACTTATTGTCGAGAGACAGGTCAATAACCCAACCCTCGACATCTACGTATAAGGAAAAAACTATGGAAGATATCAAAGCTAAACTAACTTACAATGTTACTTTTATGGTTGCCTTCACATTGTGTTTATCCGTATTAGCTATGATGGCTGCTTTTGTTCTTGGTCTATGGGCTAAGGAAGTTGATAATGCAGAGATCTTTAAACTACTATCACCAGCATTTCAGACTATTGTTGGTGGATTTATTGGATTGCTAGCTGGTGTTAAACTATCTCATGACGATAACAACAAAAGGAAATGTGAATGAGTATTATGGATAACTTAAATCCGCTGTTAGCTATCGGTAGTAAAATTCTTGACAGGGTTTTACCTGATCCCGCTACTGCTGCAGCCGCTAAAACTGAGTTAATTAAGTTAGCTCAGGATGGTGAATTAGCTAGGATGGCTAATGAAACTAAACTGTATGAAACAGAACAAAACAATTTAACAGAGCGTCTTAAAGCAGACATGGGTAGTGACTCTTGGTTATCTAAGAATATTAGACCTATGACTCTTATTTTTATCTTGGCGGCATACTTTACATTTGCCATGATGTCAGCATTTGAATACGAAACCCGTGGTGCTTATGTAGAACTACTGGGTCAATGGGGTATGCTAATTATGTCTTTCTATTTTGGTGGACGTACTCTTGAGAAAATTATGGACATGCAGAAAGGAAAAGATGACAAAGCTAAGTGAAAATTTTACACTTGAAGAAGCTACACATTCCGACACAGCTATTCGAATGGGTATTAATAATCAACCTAATGAAACTCAACTTGAAAACATGAAGAAGGTTGCTGAGAGTATGGAACAAATTCGTGCTGTGCTTGGTAAACCTATTAATGTTAACTCATGGTTACGACTACCTGAAGTAAACGTAGCAGTAGGTGGCTCTAAAGTATCTTCTCATATGGACGGTTGGGCTGTTGATTTTACATCGCCCTATGGTAATCCTCTTGCAGTGTGTAAAGCTATTGAAGCATCTGGTATTAAGTTTGATCAGATGATTCATGAGTTTGGTCGTTGGACACATATCTCTTTTGCCCCCGAAATGCGTGGTCAGAAGCTAACTATCTTCCGTCCAGAGAACAAATATAAGCTTGGTCTTCTTACTGAAGAAGAATATCGCAAAGCCTAATCGGTACCTAATAGTAATAAAAGGAATAACGTTGAAACGTAGTATTAAACAGCGTAATGAAAAGTTTGCTCGTGAAGAAAAGGCTTTTCATATCCACCCCAAAACACATAACCAAAGATTGTTGCTTGAAGCAATCAACGACTTTCCTATTACAGTAACACTTGGTGCTGCTGGTGTAGGTAAAACATATTGTGCTGCAAGTAAGATTGCACAACTATATTTAACAGGTAAATATAACAACATTATTCTGACTCGAAGTAATGTACCTACTGGAAGATCTTTGGGGTTCTTTCCCGGGGACATTAACGAAAAATTAACACCTTGGCTTTTACCACTCATTACAGTACTAGAAAAACAACTAGGTAAAACTAAATATGAGTATATTAAAGCCAAAGGTATTTTACAACTACAGCCATTGGAAACTATCCGTGGTAGATCATACGAGAACTCTTTAGTATTAGTAGACGAATGTCAGAACTTAACTATTGAAGAGCTTAAAGCTATAACAACACGACTAGGTGAAAACTCAAAGATGGTTCTTATGGGTGACTCATCTCAATCTGACATTGATAATGGTTCTAACATTATTAAGTTTTGTAATATCTGTGAAAAGCATGATATTGAAATCCCTATTGTTAGGTTTACAGTTAACGATATTGTAAGATCAGATATTGTTGGTCAGCTAGTTAGGGCTTTTATTAAAGAGAAAATTTAAGGAGAATACCGAATGGCAACACCAATTACAGACCTAGGCAAGGGAGGTCTTAATACAGACTTATCACCCTTGATTGTTCCACCTAACGTATTTTCAGATGTATTGAACGTTCGATTTGACGACAATGCAGTACAAACTATTACTGGTGAGGCAGCCTACAGGACTGTAGCTATTGCTCCTGACTATGGTATTCACTGGAAAAGACCTGATCAAAGCTATAATATCTTTGCCAAGAATGGAAACATTGTAAGAGTAGATGCGGCAGGTAATACATCAAGTATGCTAACATCTTCCGATTCTGTTTACAACAATAGCGATTGGCAAGGTACTTACTTTAACGGTGGATTTGCTATTGTGCTTAACAACGGTGCAACAACACCAATCTATTGTTTGTATGGATCTGCTTCTGCAGGTTCGTCATTTCAACCACTTCCTGGATGGAATTATATCTCTGGTCTTACAGTTACTGCTAAAGTAATTAGAGCATTAAACTATTCTTTAGTAGCCGCTAATCTTACTCTTACTCAAAGTGGTATTACAACATATGCTCCCGGAACTATCCGTGTATCTGCTCAAGCGCCTACAGGAGACATTCCTCAAGTATGGCAACCCGGAGTTACTACGGATACGGCTGATGAATTTGAATTAAGCTCAACTTCTCAAGTATTAGATATGCTTGACCTCCGTGGTAATATGTTTATATATTCAGAAGACAGTATTAATATTCTTAGTATTGGAAATATAACCCGTGTTACACCTTATTCAAAGTCTTATGGTATTTTAAATACAGACTGTGTAGTAGAGTTTGATGGTCAACACTTTGTTGTTGATCGTAATGATATTTATGTTCATAGTGGTTCAGGTCAGATTGAATCTATTGCTGACTTCCGTATTAAAAAGTATTTCTTTAGTAATCTTAATAAGAGTTATACTAATAAAGTACATGTTACACGTAATCCTTTCTATAAAGAAATTTGGATTAATTATCCTAAAGGATCTTCTACTGTATGTAACGAAGCTCTTATCTTTAATTATAAGAATAATACATGGACTAAGAGAACATTACCTAGTGTAACATACACATTTAATGCTCCACAAAATGTTAGCAATACTTTTAACTATGCTAAACAAGAATTGTTATTCACTACTAATTCAACACAAACGCTAATTACAGATGATGATTATTTAATGTATAATGGTACAACATTTGCGGCATACGAATCATATGTATCTAAGAAAATTAATACAGGTGACTTAACAACTAGCTCACTTATTAACGCTATATATCCTATATTTGATAAGGTATCTTCATCAGCAAGTATTAGTGTTAAAGTGCTTGGTCAAAATAATTATATTGATGAGCCTTCATATACGTCATCGGATGTATTTACATTCCTACCTAACAATCAAAAGTCTCAAGGATACAAGGTAGATCCAAGGGTTAATGGTCGTGTAATGAATCTTTATATTACATCAATGGACCACTGGCGTATGCCTAGTTTAGCTTTTGATGTGAGACCAGCAGACCGGAGGTAATCTATGTTTAATCCACCTATTACTGGTGACATGCCGCTTGACTCATACTTGTATGATTTACATTTAGCTTTAGAAGCTAACACTGCGGCACTAGACTCAAGTGTTGTTCCTCCAGACCTTGCTGCTGGAGAACCCGGAACTTATATCTATAGGTATATTGCTGTTAAATATGCAGATGATAACATTGGAACTAATCTTTCAGACTCACCTACTAACAGATCTTTCTTTGGTATATTTAATTCAAGTACAACTGTAGAGTCAACTAATCCAGCTGACTATACTTGGTATGAGGCATCTGTCCCCTTCAGCACAAATAGATCTTTGTATTACCTTATTCTTGGTGGTAGACAAATTAAATTTGAAGTAGGATTGACTGCATCAGACTACCATTGGAAAGGTGATAATGGCTCCGCTATTGATCTTGATGTTCTAGTGCCTGACAACACATTGTCAACTAATCAGATTATTAACGGTGCTATTACAACAGATAAGTTAAATGCTGGAGCTGTTACTGCGGATAAAACTAATTTAGCGGCTATTAGCGCTATTACTGGTTATATTAACCCTAACACAATCGATACAGCTCAAATTGTTAATAATGCCATAACTAATTTAAAAGTACTTGATGGTGCTATTACTGCTAACAAAACATCTCTTGCTGCATTGGATAATACTTTAGGTAATCTTAAGAATGATACTGTAAGCTCAGCTAATATTGTTGCCAACGCAATAACAGAAGCTAAAATTGCTACATCAGCTATTACAGAAACAAAGATTGCTTCTGATTCTATTACATCCCCTAAAATTGTTGCCAATGCAATTGTTGCAGACAAAATCGCATCTAGCGCAGTTATTGCAGATAAAATTGCAAGTAATGCTATTACATCAGACAAAATTAGCGCTAATGCAGTTATTGCAGGTAAAATTGCAACAGACGCAGTAACAACAAATACTATTGCAGCTGGATCTATTGTTGCAGATAAACTTGCAGCTGACTCTGTTACATCTAATGCAATTGCAGCTAACTCTGTTGTTGCTGTTAAGATTGCTGCTGGAGCTATCATTGCTGATAAAATAGACGCAGGAGCAGTTACTGCAGATAAAATTAGTACAGGCGCTATTATTGCCGATAAGATTAGTGCTGGTGCAGTAACCGCTTCTAAGATTGATACTGGTGCTGTTACAGCAACTAAAATTAATGTAGCTAGCCTTTCAGCTGTTAGTACTGAAACAGGTAATTTAACAGTGGGTGCAACAGGTAGTGTTAAAGGTGGGCAAACTGATTTCAACACTGGTTCTGGATTCTTTCTTGGTTATTCAGGTTCTGCATACAAGTTTAGCGTTGGTGATAGTTCTCAGGGTTTAACTTGGAATGGTTCATCGATGTCTATTGTAGGTAATATTTATGGTGTAGGTGCTGCAAGGTTTACAGGTGTAAATAGTATTGGAAGTCTCTCTGCTATTGACGCTAACTCAGGTTATGCGGCTACCATTGGTGTGCTTGGTCGTGGTGGAGGTTATGCTGGTAGAGGGATTGTTGGCTCTTCTGATGGTGGAACAGGCAGTGTTGGTGTTATTGGTGTATCCGGTGGAAGTGCCTCTGAATCAGGCGTAACCGCTGTAGGATCAGGGGGTAGTGCCGCTTTAAGGGTTGAGGGTGGACCTATTGTTATTGACAATACGTCCTTAGTTAACAATCTAAATGTACAATACTTGAATGGTCAAGAAGCCTCAGCATTTGTTAATGTAGCTAGTGGAACTTCAAATGGTAAATACCTTTATTATGTAAATAATAATACTGCGCCAAGCAATACTACAACTATGGCGGCATGGATTAAGGTACAAACAAATGATGGCGCTGTTGTATGGATTCCAGGATACTTCTAAAGGAAATACATGAGAGAAATTATAATTAATGGTGCTACATACAACGAAGAAATAAAGTCTTACGAACATAATGTAGGTAACTTTGTTTATGTTATGGTTGGTTTAGGTAGTATGGTAAATAATACCTTTGTTTTTGATTTACCACAACAATACAAAACATACAAAATACAAGATATCCCTGAATTTGTTCAATCAATGACTAATATTGTTCTTCGTGAAGCAGTAACTGATTACACAGATTTAATGGCTATTGGTAACGGTAATGTTACAGACCAAGGTCTATGGACTCTCATAGATAGAATTAGGGCAAGAGGCTAATAATGAAAATAATTTTACTAACACCCGAGGAAGCAGTACAATACTGGTCTACTCTTTCAACATACTTTGAAAAAGTAATTGAGCATGGTCAAGGAGAATCTACACTAACAGACTATCTAAGAAAAGTATTAAACAACTATGCACAATGTTGGGCGTTAGTAAGTGAAGACTACAAGATTGTTGGTGCTGGTCTTACAGAAATTATAAATTATTCACAACATAAAACACTACATATCATTGCCTACTCTGGTGATGACTTTGATAGTCAAGCAAAAGTATTTTCTACAGTAGAAGAATACGCTAAGAACATGGGTTGCAAGGCTATAGAGCAATGGGGTCGTTCAGGATGGGCAAAGGTACTACCAAAGTATGTACCCGGATTTAAAGAAGCTTACGTAGTAATGCGAAAGGATTTATTATGAAATATAAAATTAATGGTTCACTAAAGAAGAACTACGGTGGTGGTGGTGGTGCAACTGTGAGTAGTATCCCTGAATGGGCAGCTCCCTATATGCAGAATGTTGGTACTGCTACTGAGAACGCTTATAAAGAAGGTGATCTTGGAAAAGTGGCTGGTGAGACTGGTCTTCAAACATTTGCCTTTACACATGGTGCTGAAGGTATACGTGATACATCACGACAAGGACTTGAAGCACTTTATAACCAAAGTAATCGTTTAACTAATATGGCTACTACACCTAGTGCCGAAACATTAGCCGCACAAAAAGCCAATATTGTTCAAGATGCACAAAAGAAAGTTGCCGGATTAACTACTGGGTTTGGTCAATCAGGCACATTAGGTTCTGCACGACAAGCTGTTATGCAAGGTGCTCAGAACGCTGAGACTACAGGTCAACTTGCTAAAGTTGATGCTGACTATGAATCTCAAATGTTTAAGAATCGCCTTGCAGCTGAACAAGCTCTTCAAGACACTGCTAAGACTTCCTCTGGTATTGTTCAGTCAGGTGTGTCTAGTATCGCTAACTTAGGTAATCAACAACGTGGTATTGAACAACAAGGTCTTGATGCCGACTGGCAAGGTCTTCAGCGCTATGCCTCAACTATTTATGGTAACCCCGCAAGACAACAAGCGACTGGAGGTAAATAATGGCTGGTGAATCAGGAACAGTAAATCAGGTAGTGTCACCTGTTACTCAGTCAAGTTCTGCTATGTTAGCAACTCCTGAGAACGAAGTAAAACAATTAGATGCTTACAAAGCGGGTACATTACCTGCTTACATGTTTAACCGATCAATGACAAATCCCTTGTCTGTTGCTCAATACAATCAACAAGTTGCTGCTGGTGGTCCATTGACGATTACCCCAACAGGAACTACAATTATCCGTGGTAAGTCCTTTTCTACGGATCCCGGTGGTCAATCTACTTTTGGTCCTAAACAAGTTCGTACTGTTGCAGACGCTCAACTAGAGGCATTAAAACTTCCATCTAATTGGAATGACTATAATGCAGAGCAGAAGATTGACTATTATAACCGTAATAACATTACAGCAGATAAACTTTTAAGTGCTGGTGCAGCTCAGTCTGATATTGACTGGATGTTAAACAACGGTTTTACAGGTAAAAATTGGGATGGTAATACCCCTTCTGGTTGGGAGAATTATACTCCAGCACAAAAGATTTCTTTCTTTAACTCTAATAATGTTTCACCTGACAGATTGAAACAAATGGGTGTACCACAATCAGACATTGATTATATGCTTGCTAACGGTTATACAGTTAAATCTGTAACCGCTCCATTAGCAAACAATACAAATAATACATCTAATAATAATAATAGTACAATAGTTACTAATAATAATAACACTAATACAACAACTGTTAAAGATAACTTAAGCCCAGACGGTCGTGGCTATATTACTGTTGGTGGTGCTAGTTACAGTGTTCTTGATGGTAATAAGAAACCTCCGGGTAATTGGACTTGGTCTCCTCCGGGTGATATGACTCCAGGTATGTGGATACCATCTTCTGGTAATGTAAACACTAATAAGCCTGCTGGTACAAATATAGGTACAGGTGGACCCGTTACTTATATGGCTAATGGTGCTACCAATGTTAAAGGTTACTATAACGGTACTAGTAATGTCAAAGGTTATTCTAATGGCACTATTGGCGCTGATCAAGATGATGACCCATGGGCTTGGACTAGTAACAAGAATCAAGTAGTAGCTCCTTTAGGCTCTTCAATTTCAGCATCTACAGAACAAGCGGCTCCCCGTATGCCAGATAAAACAGAACAAGTTTTAGGTAATATGGCTACAACCAAGGGTCTAGATGCAACAGCTAAGGGTATTGAAACAGCTTACAAAGCCTATAATGCTCCATTAACAACACAAGCAGTATCGTCTTTAGGTACTACTGCTAGTGGCGCACCTGCAGCATTAACTAACGTTGGTGCTATGACAACACCTATCAGTGCTTCTCTTGCTCCTGCTAGTGGTCTAGGTCTTTCTACCGGAGTTGGTGGTGCTGGTCTTGGTATTAGTAGCGCATCTGCCGCACCTATTGGGTCTGGTATTGGTGCGGGATTAGCTGGTGCTGCCGAAGGAACTGCCCTTTCAACTGCTGCAGGTACTACTGCAAGTACTGGATTAATGGGTGCATTAGGCGCAGGTGGTGAAGCTGCACTTGCTGCACTTGGTCCTGCTGGTGCCGCTGTTGGTGTGGGGCTTTTATTGCATAAGCTCTTAGCCTAAAGAAGTAAATTATTTTAAGGAAAAACTATGGGACCCCTATCAGGAAAACAACATAGAGAGTATCTCAAGTTCCAAAATAAAGAAGCTCGTGAAGCGGCTAAGATGGAACTTGACGAAAAACGTAAACAACAATTACATGAGATTAAACTTCAAGAAGCAGCTGCAAAAGCTAATCAGGGTTTAGGTCATAAAGAGCAAATTAACAACGCAAAACTTAAGGGTATGGATATGCCCTCTCCAAAAATGAACAAACAAAAGCTAGGTATTCCAAGCCAAAATCCTCTGGCGGGTACTGGTATGTTCAAACAGGGTCAGCGTAGCCTACCACAACCTATGTTTCAGGCACAAGGTACTGATACAGTTCCAGCTATGCTTACTCCCGGAGAAGCTGTTATTCCAGCACCTGCCGCACAAAATCCTAAGAATAAGAAAGCTATTAAGCTTATGGTTCAAGAGGGTCGTAAAGCTAACAGGCTTCGTGATGGTGCGGTAGATGTACGTTATTCGGATGCTCCTGGACAAGCTAGGTATCATTCACAGGGTACTGATATGGTTGTTCCATCATTAGCTTACCAACACCCAGACGTACCAGCATCTTCTTTTGAAGACGGTACTGAGCATGTGTTCAGCCGTGGTTCTTCTGATATGCAGCATTATAATAATGGTACGTATGGTGTAGTACCACAGCAAGTTCAACAAGCTGCTGGCTATAATAATGGAACTATAGGTGCAAGTACTTCGGATATTGACACTCAAACAGAAAACGATAGGAGAATGTTGGCTCGTAGTGGTGCAAGTATGTTTAAACTGCCAGCCGCTGCTGCCGATGTTTTTGTTGGAGCGCCTGTTAACGCATTATCTAATATTACAACGGAAGCCGCTAATTGGATAGGTGTACCCCGTATGGGTAGAGCTTTGGGTATATATGACAACACAGTTAAAAGTGTTGAATTACCAAAGATAGGCTCAGGCTCTTTAACACCTTATATGGATATTGTTGATAAATCTATCAGCAACAATCAACCAGTAACCTCTGTTAGTCCAACTCCAGTTAAAACGGTACCTGTTCCATCTCAAAAACCTAATCCTAATATTACTGCTGAAGTTCTTCAAAGAACTAAAGTCCCAAGTAGTATTGAAGATATGGATACATATGACTTGTTTGTTAAAGCAGAATCTAATGGTTTACTTAATGCTGAAAATAAATCATCAAGTGCTAAAGGTTTGGTTCAGATTACAAAAGGAACTTGGGAAGGTGACTCTAAAAAAGGTACTGGTCTTCGTAATCAAGTACCCGAATTGGCTGATATTAAACACGGTTCTCCAGAATTTTATAAAGAAGAAAATCAGCGTTTAGGTTTTAATCATTTAAATAAACAAAACGAAGCTATTCTTGCTAAAGGTAAGTTACCCGCAACAAATTTAAATAAGTATGTTATGTGGGGACTTGGTTCTGTTGATGGTCCTAAAGTGCTTTCTAACCCAAATGGTAACTTCAAGGAAACATTAGTAGATTCAGAAACAGTATTAAAAGCTAATCCACATTTTGCTAACTTTAAAACTAATCAAGACTATATTAATTGGGCTGAAAGTTATCTTAATAAGAAAGCTGGCACTGGTGCAGGTGCTGGTCAAGGACAACGTACAGAACCTCGTGTTACACCTGCTGAACAAACTAACGTTGCTCCTGATGCTGTACCACAGCCTTCTGTGGCTGTACCCGAGAAAGTTCTTGAAGTTCCTCCTGTTGAGGGTACTGGTTTCTTTCAAAAGCAAAGCCAAGATAAGTTTAATATGCTTGGTAGAGAGTCACAAAAAGAAGCTGATAAGGTTTCTGAAGCAGTTCAAAATGCAATTAAGTCTGGTGGTACTAAAGAAGAACAACAAGGATTCC